CCCGTTGTGATAGCACCAGAGCCCGCGACTACACCAGAGTTTGAAAGTACTAAACCTGTTGTATCTGAATAGGTAGCAATACCACTAGCAGTAGAAGATGCTGGAGCATCAGGTTTTCTATCAAAACTGTTAGCAGTGGGGTTACACATAATAGCTGAGCCATTACCCCAAGCAGACGCACTTGTACCTTCCTGTGCACGTACAATTGTAAGAGTTGTACCGCTGATAGCCGTACACTTTACAATCTCGACAGTCGCACCAGAGATTAATGTCAAATTGATATAGTTACTACCTAGGGTTGGTAACCCAGTAGCACTTGTAACGACTAAACTTGTAGCACCAATCAGAATGGCACCATTAAGAGTCGAACCGTAATTATTTACGTGAACCAATGTAGCAGTCATTAGTATGCGACCTCTTGAACTTGGTTAATATTTATCCCAATTTCAGGATAGCCAGTATCATTATTAATTGTTGTAGTCGCATTACTTAATGAGAAATAAACAGGAACTGCATTTGCAACACCACTGTTTATAACTGTACCTAAATTTAGACTTGCACCAGCTGTAGCACTAGACAATGTAGAACCGCCAGCCAAAGCTAATTTGATTTCTGTGACTGCATGTTGAACTGCATAGCATGTCCATGTAATAGATGAGTTGTCAATAACTGTGCTGCCAACTGTAACAGGCCATGTAGGTTCAGTTGATGCATGGCTCGTGCCGCCCACAGTGGCTATATAAACATAACCATTGGGTGTACTTGGTGTAATTATTGCACCAGTTGCAAAAACTGTGGCAACCTTCCATATACCCGCAATCAATGTGGGAGCTAAAACAATCTGTGCAACACCGGGACTACTTACAGCTTGTAATTTAGTTGTATTAATAGTGAGTGCAGAACCGAAGTAGAGCAGGAAGTTTTGCGGATTATCACTTAGTGAAGTGTTATGAACCGTACTGGTAATACCTCCATACACATTTGTCAGCCCTGAATCCGTGTAAAACTTAAAACTTGATGCCATGTTATTGTCCTACGCTTGAGGCTGCATTTGATAGAGCCTGGTATGTTAAACTACCGTCTGTAATTGAAGCCGAACCATTAACACTTATACTTGGTTTCAGGTCATCATTTTTCACGACCTTAATAGTAAATGTGATAGGGGCAGGGGCCGCTTTTTGTTCAGTAGAAAATTTTAATAAGTCCGCTACAACACCTTTATCGGCAGAACTTCCATCGCCTAAGTTGTCAGCTTTTTGCAACATTCTGTCTATTTGGGCTTTATCTGCACCACCTTGTTGTATAAGGTCAAAAGTGGCTCGCACTTGGTCAGCAAAGGCATTCTTCATATCTGCCATTTGTTCTTTTAATACATCGAATTTGTTTGCTAATGCTGGGTCTGTTGGAGCTGGGCCCGCAAAGAATTTTTTCATTTCATTAGCATCTTTGTTAGCATCAAGTCGGTCACCTAGGATGGATTTTAATTCATCATCAATACCACTCTTTTTGCTACTTAATAAATCTTGGCCAATTTGGCTTAAATCTTTTTTAGCTGTTTCAGCAGCAACACCTAAGTTTTCTATGTGCTTTGCAGCCGTCATTATAATAGGGGCAACTGTTGCAAGTTGCGCTGTATTCATATTTGGAATACTGGGAATCTGAGAAGGATGACCGTCACTTCTAGCCATTTCAGTATCATGTTGAAGTGTCTTAGCAACATAACTGTAGGCATTGGCGATATGGTCTATACCATCAGAGGCAACCAATTGTACTTTATGCAATCCAGCCATGAAATCATCTGTAACACTTCCTACAATAGAAGAGTTACCAATATCTGTCAGTGTACTATAGATATGTGTAAATATTGAATCAACACCATGCATCAAACCCATTATATAGGGTTCAATATTGGCCAATCCCTTCATACCGAGGTCTTCACTCTGAACAACTAATTCATGCATTTTTACAGCAAGCTCATGGATATTCTCACCTTGAACTTGAGATAAACCAATGTTTAATTCTTTGACTTTAGTTATTGCATCTTCAGTGTCAGATTTAAACCAGGCCATACCATCTTTTGCAGAACGTTTAAATACTGCTTGGGCATCTGCGACTCTCAATGAATTGTCAGTGAGTGAACTTAAAGCTTTACTGATAGCCATAAACTGTTCTTCAGGACTCATTGCTTTTAAGTCAGCTATCGAGAGTCCCAGATTTGTAAAGGCTTTAACTGCGGAGGGATTTTTTAACTCAGCTTGGCCAAGTGTCTTTTCCATCATCTGCAACATGGTTGTGAGCTTTTCGGAACTAACACCGGATTGACTCGTAGCAAGTTGCAGCTCTTGCAAGGCTTTTATAGAGATACCAATTTTTTTACTAGTGAGATATAAAACATCCATTGACTCGACAGCTTTATCTATTTCCATAGCAATTGCAGCCGCTATACCAACAAAAGCCCCTGCCATAGCCAGACCCATCAGTTTAAACTTTGATGCACCTGTACTTGTAAATGAACCTATCTTAGCTTCAGCTTTATCTATCTGTGCTGTAAACTGCGAGGTGTTCATTTTCAGATTGGTGATTAGTTCTGCTACTTCACTCATTCGGTATCTGTCCCATTAATATCATTCTTATTTGGTCGGCCTGTTCATCAGGTGAAAGAAGTTTTGGTTTTTCTGCTTCTTTCTTTTTCCAACTTGGATTAACACTTGTTTCATATGCCATCCAGTCGGTAATCTCTTCCATACTCATCTGCCGTACCAATTCCCTCTGTGACATCTTCAACTCTTTTGCAAGTGAGAAGGTGAAATGAAGAAACGGACGGCTTAGGAGTTTTTTGCTTTTTCTTCTATTACTTCTTGTGTGAGAATATTTAAACCTATTGAGGCACTAAATACTTTCATTAATGCTTGTGGGGATTTGCTTTCTAGCATTTCCTTATCACTGTCATCAAATATCCTTTCGTTATTTTCATTAACGCAGGTATATAAAACAAGATTGACCATCATTGCTGTTTGAGAGGCATTATTAGCTTGTTCAGCCTCAAACTTAATTCTATCATGTATTGACATTGCCCTAACTTTTACTTCTCCGCCCCAATCTGGCACATCAACTATGATAGATGGTAAATCGTCTGATTTTAAAATTTGGTCTTTGGTCAACAACATTAGATTAGCTCCAAACAACTGGGCCAGAAATACAAAGGACTACTTCACCAGTAACAATACCATCTTTATCGATGTCTGTAGATTCTTCTACAACGAAAGCTTGGAAGGTAGCGGTTTTCAATGTACCACCAGATAATACAATAACGCATGTATTTGTGGTTTGTGCAGCTTTGGCAGTCTGGAAAGCAATTTGACCTAAGTCATCCTGATTTCGAACTAGACCAATGGTGATTTCGCCATTATCTTGTAGACCTTGGCGGTATTCCATTGCTGTACTTAGCAAAGAAGTAGAAGGAATTTTTGAGGCTTTACCTGAACCAATTCCCTTAATGTGGGTATGGCCAGTCACAACAACACTATTGTATGTTAGTGTGGTGCCTTGTGATAATACTGATACTGTTGTCATTTACGACTCCGTTAGTTTAATTGTAACAAATATAATGTACTGAAATGATACCGTGATACCATGCTTGCTCCCGCATACCCTTCCCTTCAACGATGTCTTGTACAAACACCTTGGTAGAGCCTGCTGTCAACGTTTTAGTGCCTGCAAACAGAGTTTGTATTGCATCCATCCAGCCCGTTAATACTGAAATCCCCTTATTTGTGGGGCAGAATATGTCAATTTGATATATCCCTTTATAATAGTAACCACCGCCTATTGTGGCTAAAGCACCACTCGATGGTAAGTTGGTAGGACGTAAAAATAATGTTCCTGCAACTGGTGTGTATTCTGTATTTGGCCAATCAACATCAGGCAAACTTCCTAAAGTTGATAATCTCGTATTTAATGCGGCCTCGATATCTGTAAATATTCCCATTAGATTTTATACTCAGCTGCTGTACGGTCTAGTAAAATTGGATAACTTAAAGCAGCTCGTCGCATCATCCCCTCTGGAGCTTGTGTACTCCAACCGAATTCAACACGTACTGCATAAGGTAGGTTATTACTTATTGTGGCTTCTCTACCTTCATAGGTAATTTTCCATGCATCTTTTAAACTCCCTGGAGTGTAGTCTGCATGTGCTGGCCACTTCCACAATGTTGGGTCGCCCACGGGTGTATAATCTACTATCCTTTCATATAATCTTCGTGCCACTGTTTTAACTGTGTGGTCAACAGCTTCATTCACTCTTACAATATCACCTTTAAACTGATTTTTCCAACTTGAGAAGTCGACTGTTAAACTTATAGACATTTTAAACTCTCAATTGTAATGTATGGCAAATGTTAGTATTCTGTGCACTATCTGTGATAACGGACATTATCCTATACGTTACACCACTTAGCACTACTGTATCATTTACAGCAGGGACTTGGGTCGTAACATCTATCACGTATTTTAAATCATTAAATAATACTGTCGAACCATTTATTTCTTGTGAAGTAAAGGCACTACTTACACCTTGTGCAACATATGTTAATGTAGAGCCTGAACCCACTGCACCTGTACTAGGGACAAATGCACCAGGGGTTATACGAGTGAATGTTACAGGGGCATCACCATATTTACTGATAAGCCTTGTAGCACTTGCTTGCATGCGTTGTGCAAAAGTCGCTGTCATGCTTTAGATATCCGTAAACCACTACCAGTTCCACCAGAATGTAACAGTTTGTATAAACTATTGCGCATTGCAATATTAATTACACGAGTGGCAGATGAGGCAGAATAATCTACTTCAATACCATTCACTTTTTCTTTTGTGACCATTCTAGGTTCATCTAGTAATGGACTATTACCTTGGTCTATTGCCATAGCAACTTGACATTGACCATTAATTAACTGTACTGGAATCGTATTAGCTAATAATGGATAACCATCAATATACAAACGATACCTTGGAAATTGCAGGAGTTGCAACATTTGTTGCTTAATTCCTTGGAAGGGTAAACCTTCAATGTAGTCCATGGCTTCAATTAATAACTGGTCAGCGGGTAAAACTGGGGTATACCCTCTAGCAGCTGCGTAAGTTGTAAAGTCAGCGGCAGATACATAAGAATTTGCATTTGGAACGTGTGT